TTCTTTTTAGATACCACGTAGTTTATAAAATGACTAATATTGTTTTCAACTACGGTCCAAGCATTATACCATTCAATTATTAAAAGTAATTGCTCGTGAGTTTTATTTATATCATCATATCTACCTGACCAAGCACATACAAGTTTATCAGGTTCAACAAAAGTTTCAATGCCGTCTAGAGTTTCTCTTCTTACCTCTACTGCATTTTTATAAACAAAGATACTACACAATGAATCGGAGGTTGTTGTTTTACCTTCAGATACAGGGTCAATAGATGCATAGTACATACCAAACTCAGGATTCTTTACAGGTCTTTCATAAACAACAGGAATACCTCTCTTATCTTGCATCTTTTTATCTACCGGAAACTGTGATATTGGATTTCTTCTGCTGATAGATGCTGTTATACCATCTTGAGTTCTTTCAAGTTCTATATGTTCGTATGAATACTCTTTATCTTCAATTTTTTTAAGCTGCTTAGATATTATACCTTGTGGAAATATAGATTCTTTTCTATAAGCAAATCCTTCTGCAATATTTGTTGGTTTTTGGGATATCCTTAGTTGGTATTGTTCAGGATTTAATTTATTTTTCCAATCTTCTCTTTCAGCCATTATAGCCTCTAAAGCTTCTTCTACTTTAGAGTTACCAAACTCATCAATATACGGTGGCATAGACCATTGCTCTGGAATAAATAAACCAGATAAACCAATAGTACCATCTTTGTCTAAAAGATCTGTTTTAACAGGATATATATCATTATTTATAGGATTAAGAATCATATCCTTAAGAGGATTACATTGATCTAAATCACCAACAGATCCTGCTGCAATAAATTGACCTGTAGTCATCATACCGGAAGACATTGCAGGACGCAAATACTCATATGTATCTGCCATCTTAGGTGCAATACCTGCCTCCTCATGAAAGAAGTAAGTTGTTGGTCCCCCTACTCCAGTTGTTGCATTCTTTTCAAATGATGCACCTTGTATTTTAGATTTTAAACCTTTACTTGTTTTTCTATTACCTACTCTAACTTCAATCTGTTGCTGCCAAAGTAAAACCTTTTCCGGGTTACTCGGTCTATACCAAGCAGTATGCTCATTAAGAAAGTCTTTATATTCTTCCAAAAACTTCCAGGATCCCTTATCATTTATGTAATCTTTAAGGCTAGCTCCAATCTTACATACACTACCTTCTTCAAACCAGTATGTGTTTATGATTTTACCCATGTGAAAGTAAGAAGAAGCTATCTGACGTTTTTTGAATATAGCAGCATGTTTATTGCTAAGTTCTGCTATTACTTCATATAGAGCCATATGATATTGAGCATCTCTAACTTTAGCAAAACCATATGCCTTCTCCTCCTTATCATATATAGGAAGAAAGTTTAACCACATATAATAATCCCTAGTTAAGTACCAAGTTTTATTGTTATTCTGGTATATTACACCAAGCCTGCATTTTGCTTTTTCCGCATCCCAATATTTTCTAAAGTCTTTACCTCCATTTGGGGCATTTAAGTATACACCCGTAGTATTAAATTTTCTAGCTTCTTGATTAAATATTTTAGATGTTTCATCAAATTCATATTTACCAGGCTCCTTAAATAAAGGCAATAAAAAATCTAACCACTCCCGATCAGTGTCAAAAGTGGTTGTTGTCCAATCTCCATTTAAATATGTAGGAACTATTCTCACATTTCTACTATTGCAAGTATAGTATCAACATTAATTAGCTGATGATTTTTACCATCATGTTTCATACTAACTCCTTCTGCATATTCCGCATACTTAACAATATCCCCAACCTTTACAGATGTTACATCCTGACCTATAGCAATTACATCTGCCATATAATCTTTTGATGTATTCGGATTTATAATATCAGTACCTGGGAAAAATTCCTGCGGCTGTCTATCCTTGATTAATACTTTTCTACCTATTGGTGTTACTTTCATTGGTTTTTATTTACATTTGATCGTAGGCCAACCCTTGACCTCCCCTTACTGATGATTGTTGCTCATCTTTTAAATCTTTATATGCACCTTTAAATGACTGCCTAATGCTATCAAAGTCCTTAGCAACGGCTCTTATTTGGCTAATATTACCATCTCTGCCATCTGTTATCTGAGTATTAGCCATATATGTTGCCATATTGTCTAAAGCCTTCTTAATACCCATATATGCACGCATTGTAGGTGTTTCATACAGTTTATTGCACATATCTAATGCTAATCTTATTTTACTGTCTTCAGTAGACTCTTCTAAAGCCACCTCTTCTATGATAATATCTTCTTTCTCATGCTCTGGCAAATGAAAGAAAGGATTCATATCTGGATTAGGACAGCTCATATAGAATAAGTATTTGAATATACTTAAATGACTATCTGGATACTCATCCATTATATCCTTTAAAAAGTTTAAACTATAACAGTGTTCTGTTAAAACAAGAGCTCCATTATCTATTTCAAAAAGTTTTATTAACATATTAGTATGTTTTGTAAAGTGTAAATTGATGAGTGTAAATAATATCACTTGTACTTGCTTGATTCCATTGAACTAAAATATCTAATGTAAGATCAATTGTTGTATCTAATATTTCAGTATCATTAAATGCCACACCCTCATAACTACCTGTATTTCTATTATATATAAAATTACCATTTGATTTTACAGTCCCAAGTGCACCTATTGCAGCTATTGTAAAATCAATTTCCATTTCCCAAGATTGAGTAGTTGCTGCTTCTAACGATATTAAACCTGTTGTTGCTAATATAATACCATCAGCTTTTGCAGTAATTGTTATCTCATGATTATTCAATGTAGAAATAACACCGCCTATTTTACCATGATAGCTATCCCCTATTTCAAAAGTATTTGCGGGCACAGTTAAAGAACCTACTCCAGATCCCACTATAGTTGATTCTGTTGTTGTATTTGTAACTATAGGTCCTTGTTGCGTTTGAGAATATAGCCCTATGCTAGGTAAAGCAACACCACCTGGCAATAATGCTGCAAATTCAGCAGGTGTCATATTGATTATAATAGATTGTGTTGAGCCAGTTAACCAAACTTCAGTAATATCATCTCTTAAGGAAACGTTTGAAGTACGTATATCTCCTATAATATATTTAGAATATGATGCAACTAAAGATAAATCTAAACTTATTTGCTTTCTAACTAATTCTTTTGGATTTGTACCGTAAGGGCTAGATTGAGTCAGTATAGTTCTTACTGCAAAACCATCTAATATTGTATATGCCATTATCTTTTTTGTTTTAACCAATTTATTAAAGCAATAACTTCAGCTTTTAAATATGGTAGTTCATACATTTTTATCTCATCTAAAACAGGTTCTCCGTTTATATGCTCATTGATCGGATACCCATTTTTATCCTCACCTAATTGTTTAAACTTTACATGTTGAACTATAAGTTTACCTATTTTAAGTTTAGGATTGTGCTTTTTAATAATATACGCATAAATACTAAGCTGTAGATTATAATGATTCAAATTACAGTCATCCAAATGACCTACTGGATTATACATCATCTTTGTTATACCTTCCCAGTTTGTAAATCCCTTTTCTTTAATCTCCTTATTTGTCTTATAATCAGTGATATTAATTGTATTATTTACAATCTCAACTAAATCAGCTTGACCGCATAAAGCAGCGGACTTTAAATAAACAAAATGTTCAGGATAAACACCATCTTCTAATTTTTGCTCTGGAGCAACCTTAACTCCTGAGTTATCAATAATTGGTTTTACAATAGGCATTTTAACACCATACCTTTCAATAGTATCTAAAGATAAAAGATCAGCTTCCCTTTGATTATGATAAAAATTACCAAGCTTAATTGCTCTTTGTGATTCATTATCCCAAGCTTGTAGTATTTCTTTTGGTGTCATACCATACCATTTAGACTTTTTGTTTTTACAAGACTTTTTTGCTTGAGCTTTAGCATCAAAAGGAGGCTTAAACATCCCTATAAATGATGTAACACTAGTCCATTTTATTTCTTCCCCAACACTTTCATAAACATGACCATCTTCTTTAAATATTAATCCCATTATTTCTATTTATTTAAGTTAAATGCTTTACATACTGCATTACCAAACTCACTATCATTAGGATACTTATCTCTAAGCTCTTGCAACCTTATATGAGTCATATTTGTATATTTAACAGATACATCGTGTGTTGAGTTTGTATATTCACGAGTATCTCTAAGCTTATCCATATATTTTTTCAATTTACTCGCCATCATTTAATTTTTCAATTAATAAATCTTCTTCATCTTCACTCATTATAGCGGGCCACTTACCTCTAGGGCATTCTGAAGATAAAGATCTTGTCTTTAACTCTAAACTGCATCCACATTCAGCACAACAAGGTTCTGTACCTGACATCAAACAATGTAAACCTTCTCTATCTAGGGCTGTGCATTGTTTGCATATGTCAAATCTTGCCTCAGCTTCAGCTTCTATATGCTCTTGTTTAAAGATATTGTTCTTTATACCTTCTAATATCTGTTTACTATTCTTAAATGCTTTTAAATACTTACTCAGCCCCATTTCTTTTCTTTTTAAATTCTTGTTTTGCTACAATATTTGCTTGTATTTTATCTTTTAGTTCTTCCATCTTAAGTATCTTAGCTTTCATTGAAATAGTTCTATCATAACCTTTGTAAGTATTATTTTCAAACTCTCCAAGTTTACTTTTATAAGCCTTAATTGACTTATCTAGTCTAGCCTTTCTTATTTTAAATGTACCCAAACCTTCAACAAAAATATTTGGGTGATCTAATGAACTTAATGCTTTTCTAACCTTACCATAATAAAATGCTATAAAATCTTCCACAACATTCTCATGTATATTTAATTCAGTTGCAATATCCTTTCTAAATTTTTTATGATTCTTTGGATTCATTACCTAATATTTTAAAATCTAGTAAAACGATTCCTGTAGTTTGAACCTTTATATCTTTAGATAAAGAAATAGTTTTTCTATTTACACCTGTTTTAATCAATAAATTCTTTTTCTCTGCTTTTGTTATTGCATTTCTAGCAGACTGAGGGCTTTTAAATATATTTAAGTCTGTAATTATTTTACAAAAAGCCGGTATATCTACATTATCATTTTTTGCAAGCTCACATAGACATTCTAAATCAGCTGAACTAATTTGAATTCTATTAAAAAAGCAATGAGTTAAAATTTGATACTTTATTGTATCATTTAAACTCGTTTTTATTTTCTTATCTACTTTATTTACAATTGCCATAATTAAAAACTCATTATCATATCAATCATATCAGGATCTGGATAAATATCCATCTTACCTTTTCTAACATTGGTATGAGATAGTAAACCTTTTATTTTCCCATAATAAGCATCCTCTTGAAATTCAAATGCTTTTATTGGACCATACTTCTTTATAAATTGCTGTAATCCTATACGCATATCAATACCGTCTCTTTCTTGAATGTATTTTAACAACATATGCGTTTGTTCAACCTGCTTTGATGAATATTTATGCCAAAACTGACGTCCTTTAAAAGCCTTTTCAAGTTCAATAACTTGATCAGGATGCGCCTTTTTACCAACATAACTATTATGAGCATCATCAAGATAACCAATAGAACATATTTCTAATCCAATAGAGTGTCTGTTCATATATCCTGATCCAACTTTGCCTAAATGCCAACCATATCCATCTTCAGGAAATGCTTGCACCATAATACCATCATATTCATCATCACCTGTTCTATAGTTTTCACCACCTAAAACAAATTCCGTAGCAACACGCCCTCTTTTATCTCTCCCCCAATAATCTATGCATGCATAAGGATTTGATCCTCCAGCTGTATGATGTAAGAACATGTATTCATTCTTAACATTCTTTTTTAGATATTCAGTTTGCCCTAAATAATATTTATGTATTCTTTGACCAAAGTTTGTTGTAAACCATTGACCTTCTCCATCAGTATCTTCATCAACAGCTTCTAAGGTAGGCTTGACAACTTGTAAAAGTTGCCAAGTATTTCTACCTACAATTCCATCTACCTTGATATCATTTTCTAATTGATATCTTATAACAGCTTTTTTAGTACCAGATCCAAATATACCATCTGCTTTAATACCCAATAGCTGCTGTAGTTTTTTTACAGAATCACCTCTTGAACCTTTTTTAAGCAGTTGCATTAATCTCTTTTTAAGGTTCTTTGAACTTCTTTCTCTTCTCCTTCTTCTCCTGGACCATAAGCTTGAGCCATGAATGCCTGAGCTTGTAATCTTTTAGCTCTAGTCTCCTCAATCTTTGTCATTAACTCTTCATACTTAAGTTGAGTCTCAAGATGAGGTATTTGACTTTCATAATACTTTGTGATCTTTTCTCTTCTCTCAGCAATTTCTTTTTCTGTTAGCTGAGTCTTAACACCTTCTTCAGGTGCCTCTGTTTCTGTAGTTGCCATATAAATTAAAATTTGGTTTATATGACCAAGATACAAAAAAAAGTTTAAATGCCAGAAGTTTAATTCTTTATTTTCTTCAGTACTACGTTTCCGTTAACTTCTAAAACAAAACCTTTATAAGATTTTTTTACTTCTTGACCTAACATATTATACAGCTTACTTTTATTACTTTCACGATAAAGGTAAATAGGAATAAACGATTCTTTTGCGCCATCTATATCTGTTTGCTTAAGCTTATAATAGACATAATTAAATAACACATCTTTATCTAGATATTCATAATTAATAACACTATTACTAAATCCCGCTGCTGGTATCTCATTAAGTAAATCCCAATCTTGTCCATTGTCAGATCTATACACACTAAAATAATCAGATTGGAATTCAGAAGCTGTTGACCATTTTAATAGCTGACCATCGTCCACTACATCTCCAGAGAAGTCTAACAGCTCTACAGGCAAAGGTGTAGGATCATATATATCTAAAAAATTAACATGTGAGTACTTACCATTAAGATTACCTGTACCAGATGTATTCAGAACAAACGCAAGAGCAATCGTTGTATTGGGTAGAGTAACTGAATAAAACCCATTAAGATTAGATATATCATAGAAAAACCAACCATTGTCATAAAAATACAATCCAAAAACATCACCATTACGGACAACACTCTCCTGACTCCAAAGTAGCTCGACACTTGACCATGTACTAAAATCATAGATTGGGCTTTGGAATACGTAGAACTCACCCGCCAAATAGTTTCCTGTAATATTAAAGCAAAGATCACCAGCATGGGAACCAGTATTACCTCCGGGGCTAGTCCACTCACCAGTATTGTCAAAACTATCAAACGGTTCACTAATTTGTCCATATCCTATAAAGCAATATAACAATAAACTAATTACTAAACTCTTCATCCATTATTTTTTTTAATTCTGCACACCTTAAATAATATTCCGGTTGATCTATATTCACATAGTAATCAATAATATCCTGAATATCTTTTTTGGTTGGACCGTCAGAAGGATCATAAGACATAAGAGTGCTAATACCAAACTTATGCTTCTCAGTCAACAAATCCTCAAAGGTTAATTCATTTGTCAATACCGCATAAGAGTTTTCATACGCAATATCTAACATTGCTTGTTCCATTAGTATTCTTTGCTCATCTGTAATACCACCGTGCTCTTCCTCTGGTTCTTCCATGTGTTACTTCTTTATACAACAAGATACAAAATTTCTATCCCCCATCCAAGCTTCAACAAAACATACCCCCCACCCTTACTCAAAAAATTTTATACCCCTATTCCAAAATTGTATGTGTTGCATATGCGTTGGGTCCTACATATTCACTCCCCGGCTAATGTCTGCCAGCGGTTCACCCCGCATAATTATTAACTAACAAAAACAAAAAAAATGGCAAATGAATCTGTAGTGTACCTTCACAAGGTAAATGTAAACAAAGAAACTGGAGCAGTTTCTGTAATAGTAACCGATGAACCTCTAACATCACAAAGTGCTGGTAAAGGTTTCAAGATCGGCAACACAACCTATGTTTCTACAAGTAGAAAACAACAGGTTACGTTTGGCGTCTTGGTTCTAAAGAATCCAAAGACGGGCAAACTGCTCAAGAGCAATGCCAACCACGTGAAGCTGTTGCAAGCAAAGCCTCAAGGTTTCAAGATTCCAAACATGGAGTTCTCCGAAAACCCTGTGTTGTCTCGTGACACCAAGCAACCTACTGGGATGATGTGGGTAGTTGACGCAGAGTAAAACCTGCGTAAGGGAAGGGTGTAAAAGCCCTTCTTCTTGTTCACTATGTCTCTCTATTGCTACTATACAGAGCAGAATTAATAGTTTTGCTCTGTATTACTACTAAAAAACAAAAAATTTATTTATTTATGCGTGTGGTTTAATAAGTGAGACCACATCATACATAATCATTACCAATTAAAACACTCAAAACTTTAACAATCAATTCAATATATATAGCTATGACCAAACAAAATATAGTACACATTGACACAAGAGGTATAAAAAATGATATTAAGACTCCTTATGGGGATATTACTAATTCTGTTATCTCTGCTCTTGGAGAATGGGGTATCCGTTATCAGTTAATTGACTACGGTATTCTTATCTATGGTATGGAGGAATTTGCTGATGATGAGGATGTAACTATCTGGAAAGGTGGTAACCGTCTTATGTTTGATTTATCAACTAGTAAATACATAAGGAACATATGAAAAAGATAATCGCATTAATCAAACAGTATCGTAGTCTAGATGACTACACTAAGTTACGTGTAGAGATAACTATTATTACTATTGTTTCTCTTATATGGATTCTTTATATACAAAACCGCTAATTCAAAAATAAAATGAAAATACATTTACATTCAAAGAATGGACTATACACCGTAGAAGATTATGGTAGAGAGTCTATAACATTAAGTACTAAACACTCATCGTTCATGGTACCTCATGATGACTTCAAATGTTTTGCAGGTGGTGATAACACACCATCTAAAGAAGATCGTGAAGCCTTTATTGGTATCGTTAAACCATTGCAAGCTGCTGAAGATGCATTTCAAGATGCAAAAGCTCAGGTAACTAAAGAGATTATTGCATTAGGTACAGACAGATACGAAGATATATATCTACAGAGATTTGAAAGGTCTATGCAGTTATTTGATTCCAAAGGTAAGCTCGGTCTTACTAATTGGAAGGAAGTGTATGATGAGGCACAAGAGAAGTATAATAAGCAAAACGATCTTTTTAATAAAAGGATAATGGGTATTGCTAAAAGAGTGTATAACACACAGATTGATTTATCTTCTTGGCAATGTGAGCACGGTATCAAGTTTATCATTCAAAATAATAAAAAAGATTATGATGACACTGATGAATGGAGAATGTGCTTTGATCCATATGAGATACTAAATAACTTTCATTCAGCTCTTGATGAATTGTATAACACCTTTAGATATAGTAATGATGGTAGAGGTTGGTCTACCTTAAATGGTGGCTGGATCAAAGTCATTGGAGATATAGTATATCTTTACGCTCAGTCAGGTGACTATGGTGTATACAAAGATAATATTGCTATTGACTGTGCTCATAGGATGTTTCCTGGTAAACAGGTTATATCTTGTGCAGGTAAAGAATGGTCAGATATAGAAAAATAAGCGTATGGTAGTTATAACGCGGGATTGATCACCTAAACCCTACCAACAAAGACAAAGGAAGTTCCTATTAATTAGACAAGACAACTACTTCCCGTCTTAAAACAAAAGAGATAAAGGGTGTTCCTATTAACAACCAAAAAGAAATTACACCTCATCTCATTTAAACCAATAGTCAGTTCCTATTAATTATTCAAACAAGTAGGAGGAGCAACAGATTTTTGATGACAAGCAAAGGCATATATTACTGACCGCCATGTCAAGGTTCATCTGTTGTAACCTTCATTAACCGGTGAGGGGAGGGCATAAGCTCTCCCTAAACCACAACACTTAACAATCGTGAAAGAGATTAAATTATTTAACAAAGTATTACAAGGAGATTCAACAGCTAATTGTGTAGACAGAAGGCTATATAAAAAAGCATTTGTAGATTATCAATTAGTGTTATCTCCTAAAGCAGACACAAGAAGAATAGCAGCGTACTTAATGACAATACCTTCTAAGTTTGTTACATTTCATAAAGACTTTGAAGCTGTTCGTAATACACCTAATTGTGTACTATACATAGAACAGCTAGCACATTATGCTAGTACATATGGTACAAATCATACAGAAGAAATGTATTTGCCATCACAAGGCTTGTGTAATATTACATACAGTGGTGAGAGATTCATTGATGCTATTACTAAGGAAGAACTTAGAGATAAGCTAGAGAAACTTATCTATGGTAACATTGCACTATCTGCTGATGATATGAATGATGCTATGGAATTAGTTGATGAGTTAGATTTCCCTTTACATACAAGTATGTGTGCAAACAGGGAGATGGCTATAAGAATTGCATTACACAATAATGAAACGCCTAGAACTAATGATGAAGCAATGCGTATGATTAACTATATAGTTACTGGTAACTCAACTGTTATAAAGAATCAAGATACTATTGCTTTATATAAACTTAATGTTAATTCTCACTTCTCAAAGGTTAAAGGCTTGTTAAACAAACTTGACATGATATACATGGCTAAAGTATTTAATAGATACAAGCCATTGTTTCTTGCTATGAAGAAGTCTGATGGTAGAATGATTAGTTATGTAAACCGTTTATCTAAACTATCTAAGAGATATCACGCACCATTTGTTGCTCCTATTGAAACTATATTCCTTACACGTAAGTTTATAGCTGATACTCATAAGGAGAGTGGTGATACTGCATATTTTAATATTGTTGATAGAATTGGTAGAGGTGCAACTGTATTTCAATTGGAGAAGTACATACGCGCTGCAAAAAAGCGTATAAATGCAACAACAAACTTTACTATAGATGTATACAATATTAGAAATGGTAAGCAGTTTATTAAGGCAAATGATGAGCAGATAAGAGAGTATAATAATATAGATCTGAATCATTTGTATAATCAGGTAAGAAATATTCTTACGAATGAACTTCATTATAGACTGGATTACTTTAAGCTACCTAATGGTGTTAAAACTAATCTGAATCTTACTATACCAACTAGTTTAAAGGACTGTGTTGGTAGCGTACCTTATGGTACAAGTATTGACTTTGGAAAGTATAATAACATACAGATAGGTATACATTGGACGGATGAAGAATGTGGTCAAGATCTAGACTTATCAATAAACGGTGATGGATTCCAAGTGTCTTGGAATACTGATCAAGTTGCACAGGGTATAACTCATACTGGTGATATGACGTCTGCTGATCCTGAAGCTACTGAAATGATATCACTTGATAAGCATATAGGTAAGGGTAGAATTATTGTTACACCTTATTCATGTAAACCTAATGCTAAGTTTACATTCTTTATTGCAAAGAATGGTGACGTAGATACACAGGATCCCGTTTCTCATACTCATAAAATCATCAACACCAAAGAAAAAGGAGAGATTCTCTTTATGTCTGAGATGAGATTGAATGGTGAGATAACATTGGGATATATAGATGGGGATGAGTTTTACTTCTCAGGTAGAGAGACAAGTAAGAAACGTATACCATCTAGGTATAACTCTAGCTTGATGAGAGGTGAAATAGATCACATGAGAACATTCACAATGTTAGACCGTAATGATAACGGAACTACTGTTGATAATGCTAAGAATTTATTTGAGGTATTATCATAAGACTACTGAGCAGGATGTAACAGTCCTGCTCTTTTAATTATTCACTTTTAAAAACTTTATTTTGACTAAAGAACAAGCATTAGAAAAGACTAGAAAGAAATTCACTAACCTTCTAGATGGAAAAATTGTTCCAGGGTATAGTGTCGGTGAGATTATATCTTACTATGAATCATTGATCAAAACAGGTAAGGCTACCATAAAAACTAGAGATAGTATTTTAGCTAAGTTTCTTGATAATGAAATCGATGATGCAATTGATGACTCATATGAGTACTAAAAGGCTTTGATGTTTGTGCCTAACAAACATTATTTAATTCACTCATTAAAAAAAATCAAATGAAAAACCTTTTACTTTATGTGTGGGTAGTGGCTATGTTCACTGTCTTCACAGCATTATTATGCAGTAACTCTGTTGTTTCTGACACAGGGTTAATACTCGGAAGCTTTTGGAGCTTAATGTTTTTACCTATAATAAATATTAAGCCATGAGAGAGATGAAGAGATTAAAGAGACCATTCTATGTAACGATAGTTGCATTGATGGCAATGCTAATACTATCTATTATCCTATTAGTATACGGAGCATTTAACAGTAGACCTGATATACTATTGGTATCATGGATATCATTGATATCAACTGTAGTATTTTATTATTGCTTACATGTAATAATGGAATTACTTCGCACAACTAAAAATCAGATAAAGGAATTAAAAAGAATACAGTCTAACTATTACCAAACCAAATAACATGAACATACAATTATTAGAAACAGAAAGCTTTGTTAGATTTAACAAAGAGGTTTATATTAAGTCAGGAGACACAATCATAAACCATTATGGTGAAACATTTACAATGCCTGATAACGTATACTATCTAACAGAAGATGAGATAAAGGATGCGTTAAATCAGTCGCCCAACTTGCTGGAGCTAGCTTTAGATGCAGAGCTAGTATATATTAGAAATATGGAAAGCATTAGCTTTCTTGCATACGTTAAATCTTTTAATTAATTAAACATGAGCACTTTAGAAAAAACAATTCAAGGAAGAGAAGCTATTGTTGCATTAGCAATAATGGGATTAATAACTATTGCTGCAACATTTGTAAGCTGTGGTACAGGACACGTAAGCTGTGATGCATACGGACAAGCTGAGTATCAAGATATAAATGTTAGTAAGTAGCATAGATAAAGACAGGTTATTCAGGGGACATGCTTCTAGTATAGTCGTAACTAATTGTGATGAGATAAAGGGTAAGAAGTTATCATCCCTTAATCACTATTGGAACAATACTATAGCATGTCACCGTGACCTGAGTAAAGATTTAAATAGCATATCAGTTCAAACAAATAGGTATAGCATAGGATGGATTGACAAGATGATGTGTGATATTATTGCAGTAAATAATATTACGAGTAATCAATCAATGTCATACTCATTTAAGTATAGCTATAAGGATGAACATGATCGTAACATTACAATACAATTTTACATCAGTGATTTTGGTTGGAGTTATGTTTCTTCTACAACAGATTATTTAGACTGCTATGAATTCTATTCAAGCAACAGAACAAACATTAATGTTATTAAACAAGCTAGAATAAATCATAAAATAATAAGTGAACTCATAAAGGAAAACCAAGAAGAATTTATACATGAAGCATCCATTTCTAAAGAAAAACTATTGGATCATCATAGATATGAGCTTCAGTGTTTAATTAAGCCTTCTGGTCTTGCTGATGTATTAAGTTGTAATGATACATTTAAACTAAAGAGTATTGGTTGATGAGTGATAACCCGCAGTATGGGGTGTGCCAAGCACCCCTATTGCAAACTAATTATTAAAACATATACAATGGATACAATACTATTATCAAAAAGTTGTGGTTCTATACTACTCAAAGATAAACTAATAAGACCTAACATAAATGCAGAAGCTATAGTATCAGTGCTAATGTCATATGGATTACAGGATGAGACTAAGTACATATTAGATCTAGCACTATCAGATGTTGCAATTAAACCTAGAAGTATAGGCGACATTATAAAGTTTCCTCATGAAGTATATCCAGATAGATCTGTCAGGGCTAAAGTAAGTCAGTTAAAAGAGTATGGCTTAGAGAAAAATGGTTACTTGTTTGGACGTATATCTAAAAAGAATGCCAATGAGAACGGTAAAATTAACCGCCCATATCATAGGGTCATGTATATAGACATGCTTACTATTACAAATCCAGATAAGAATGTTGAGAGTAGAGAGGTGGTGTTCGCAGATGAACCTATTTTAATAGATAACTTAGAAATAAAAACAACAACTCTTAAATCAATACCATACTATGGCGCGCATTAGTCCTGAATTATTAGATAAAGAATACATAACACATGTAGGAGTCAATTACTTTCTAAGAAAAAAGTCTTCTGACTTTTGGGATGACATGAACAACAAGTATAAGTTCACAACAGATGAAGTCCCGGAGAGTGTGACTACAAGTGACCACGCTGCAATGCAGTATATAAAAGAAAACTATACTAAAACAATTACAAATAAGAGATGATAAAGTAGAGAGTTAGCTATAGTACTGCAGTAAATCACATAAAAAAGTGTAACAAACATAATAGTTTTATACCATTGTAACTGATTATTATATAAATTTGATTAGAATCTAATCAGATGATTGTACAGTTACCATGCGGAAGAATCATAGAGTGTTCGGTAGAAGCCTACCTTGAACTAGAAGACTATGATGTGCTTGAACTAAATGGAATTAGTACACCTTATACAAAAGAATACACAGATCCTTTTTACAATCAGTTTTCAAAAGCTTCAGCAAGAGCTGCTAAAGAAGATATAGAAAAGGAATATACTGATCTCTTTGATGAAGATGATCAAGACAAATTGGAAGACACATACTTCCATCCAGATGACGTATAGTCAACACAGCAATTTTTTTTATTAATTTTTAAAACTAACTTACTATGTCTAACACAGTAACAATTACCCCTGATTCTAACGGAAACATAATCAGACAATCAAGAAATCCTGAGATAGGATACATTGTATTAAAGCAAGAATCAAGTGAAGTTAAGCGCGGCTGGCTTAACAATAAAACAAGAACAGCCCTACTAAGAGGTAACATTGATGACCTCAAAGCACAGAAGTATAAGAAGAATTCTAAACTTCCTGGTAGAATAGTTGTATTTGAAACAACAGAACCACTATCTACAATTGATCCTGAGAGAGGATTAAAGCGTGCAGGAGATGGCGGTATTATTTGCTGTACTGCAGATGGTGAGCCAATTTATCGTGAGACTTATTGGGATCCATCAGGACAGGATGAGGATAATTTTATTCCACATGCTAATGGTGATCTTATTAGAGCAGCTAAGTCAGCAACACCTGAAGAACTTGCTAACTCGGATTCATTTGAACCAGACTTTTCATCTGCTCCAGGAGTGACAGAAGAAGATGAGGAAGAAGATACAACAGAAGAAGTATCTAATGAAACAGATGAGGATACAGACAATGAGTTTGAAGACGAGTTTGAGGATGAGTTTGAAGAAGAAGAGGAAACGTTTGAACTATAATAGTTTAAACTTTATTTTATAATTTAAGGGTGGTATAACAGCCACCCTTTTTAAATCAACAAATATGTTATCACAAAGCCAAAGAGAAATCTTAACCACACAAAAGAATATTGAATTATTAAAGAAAAGAGAAAGCCGTTATACATACTTAGGTATATTGGATGAGTATCAAACAGTAGTAGAACATGATCTATATCAGAGATTAGACTACACAAAATTAAATCCAGCACAGCATTTTGCTTTTAAGCGTGTTTTACATGGTCTTAATATGTACAGCAAGGAGGAAGTAAATAAGATGCACTGGGATAAGAAGAGACGTATTATAAAGGTATGGAAGAGAGGTCAGCAGGTACTCAATGAATGGAAGCAAACTATTTCAAACAAGAGAGTTAATGCATACCTTGTAAAATGGTTTGATAAGACTGCATTCTTACAAGCAGTTCTTGATGTTCCTGTTACGGATTATCTTCCTGAGTATGATAATAAGTTATCACTTAAGAAAATGGGCATATACTATGAGGATGTAATACTAAAGTTTATGTCAGTAGGTTTGCTACCTAAAAACTTTTTAGAGTTAAAATGAAAAAAGTTTCAGATAAACAAGCACGTTTAAACTTAGAGTATAGCAAGATAAGAAGAGACTTCTTAGCTGATAAGGAGATCTGCCATGCTAAACTACATTGTTGTACTCTAAAGACAACGGATGTGCATCACATGAAAGGCCGTGGAAAGTATCTATTAGATACAAGTACATGGCTGCCCGTGTGCAGAAAGTGTCATATGTATATTGAGACACATCCAGAAGAAGCAAAAGAATTAGGATTTACAATATCAAGAAATGAGTAGAGAAACAATACAGAAAGAAGCATTAGATATAACAATGAAACACAAACGTTGTGGTCTAGGTATATCTATGGGCGTTGGTAAGACTAGAATAGCATTACAACACCTTATAAAGAACTATCATCCAATGTTTAAATATCTAGTTGTAGTTCCAAAGAATTCTATAATAGATTCATGGAATACTGAGATAGATAAAATGGTAGATCAATTTAAAGAGCTCTCTGATGAGAATTATGAAATAGATTTAGATCTTGTCAAACAGCAAATGCAGTTTGTTAACTATAGATCCATAAATAAACTTGACCCTAGTAGTTATAATATAGTATACTTGGATGAGTGTCATAACTTATTATACTCACATGAGGAGTTTCTTAGTAAGTATAGCAATGTGGTACTTGGCTTAACCGGTACACCACCTGTTAATAAAGGGTCAGAGAAATATAATATGGTTCAGAAGTATTGCCCTATAGTATACAACTTTACTGTTGACCAAGCCACTGATAATAAGATACTTAATGACTATAAGATTGTTATACATAAGCTTAACTTATCAGGAGTACCTTCCCTTAAGAAGAAGAATAAGAAAGGAGGTTATTGGTTTACATCAGAGCAAAAGGATTATACTTACTGCAATCAAAGATATAACACAGCTGTTACTGCAAAACAACAACAGTTCGCTGCTATAATGAGGATGAGAGCATTGATGGAGTATAATACTAAAGAGGTATATGTAAAGTCTTTACTAAAGAATGCTACAAGAAAGACTATAGTGTTTGCAAACACACAAGCTCAAGCGGATAGAATATGTTCACATAGCTATCACAGTGGCAATAGTCAATCTGATTATAACCTTGAACTATTTAGTGATGGTAGAATTGATAGCCTATCCTGCGTACTTCAGCTAAGTGAGGGTGTGTCTATACCTAACTTAGAACAGGGTATCATCATGCACGCATATGGTAATGAACGTAAGACTGCACAAAGAATAGGTAGACTACTAAGACTATCTCCTCATAAGGTTGCAACATGTCATATACTTTGCTATGCTAATACAGTAGATGAGAAGTGGATAGATAATGCATTGAAAACATTTGATGCATCTAAAATTGTAAATCATAAAGTATGAGTGAAACAAATGAACAACAAGACATTGATGAATTAATAAGAGAACTAAACACAAGAAGCTTAGTTCTATATAATGATAATGATAACACGTTTGATTGGGTTATACATAATCTAATGACTATATGTGATCACACAATAATACAAGCGGAGCAATGTGCTCAGGTTGCAAATAGTAAAGGTAAGTGTAAAATAAAGTCAGGTGCTTATGAAGATCTAGAAATAATACAGACAGCTTTATCAGAAAATAAACTAACAGTAGAAATACAATGAGAGTAGTATGCATAGATGACAAGAAGTTACCACCAGGTGCTGAGATTGTAAAGGGTAAAGAATATACCGTAGAGTCAGAGTTCATAAACAACTTTGACCAAAAGGTTTTCATTATAGCACAAATTAATAATGAGGGTAGAACTAGAATGGGTTTACCATGGAAGGGTTACAATGCTAAAAGATTTGCTGACGTTGTTCAGATTTCAACATCTGCATACGAGCATGCTTACGCAGAATAATCTCTTCTGTTCACTATGTCCTCTCTTCTCTTCTTAACAATATCAATATGACAAATATAGCAGACTGGATTAAATTCTGGGACAACTTTGATAGAGACCGGTATATAGCATACCTTATAGCAAAACAAAACAAGTAATTAAATTAAAAAAAAAGTATGAAAAATTTATTATTAGGGTTAACACTATTATTATCAACATTATCCTATGCACAATGGGAAACATATGAATATAAGGATGAGTTTGGTGATCCTACAGGAAATACATTTGAAGTATTTCAAGCAGTAGGCTTATTTAGTAATTCCGTAGCTATAAATGAGGATTGCGGATTTGTATTCAAACATGATGTAGGAGAAGCTTATACAGTCATTATATATCCTTATAATAGAACCAGCCATGAGAGGTTTGTAGAAGCAACGTTTCAGTTATTAAAGGTTAAGACTGCAAATGGTGTAAAAGAAGTAGAAGCATTTGTTTCTAGAAAAGGAGAGATATACTTTGGAAAAGATAACTACACAGCTTTACATAGTATTATATCAAGTCCAGGAGAGTATACAATACTTATGAATTATGAAAATGATTACTATGACTCTAAGTATATAGTTTCTTTCACTATAAAGAATGTTAAACCAAAACAAAAAAGATGAATGAAGGATTATTAACAACAATTTTTATGTGGGCACTTGCTACAAGTGTTTACTTTTTAGGAAGATTAATGACATGGATGGTGTGCAAGCTTGCGCCTAAAAACACTTATAAAGATTTTACAAAAGCAGATATATTAAAAACTAATTTAATGATGGTTTTCAGCATCCTATTATGGGGTGTAGTATTTTATAATTTAATTTAAACTTATGATTGAAGAGCAAATTATTAAACTATTAAGAGAAAATAGTATAGGTAAACAAACTGCTGTTATTGAATCAATGGACTTAGGTATATATATTTGGAGAAAAAAAATTCAAGTAATAAAAAACTTCATGGATATTGAATTTGATGATTTAAGCAAAGATGAACAAGAATTACTTTTAAGTAATGTAGAAAAAAATAAATATAGCAAAAGCAAATCTTATCAGGGATGAATAAAATATTATTAGTAGCACTCTTATTAGTAGGGTGTGGTAAACCAGGACAAGAACTAACAAGAGCCGAGCTTGCAGAGCAAGAATGGGATAAAGCTGAGATGATTAATGTTAAATATTATAAGACTCCAGGTGATCCTAGATTTTTAGAAACTTTTGAAATGGATGGATATAAGTTTGTAATATTTTTTAATAATCGTGGTAGTGCTATGGTGGCAATACCTTTAAAAAACAAAGAAGATGAGTAAAGAAAAAACAGTATCAGTATCAAAGAATGGAAAAATGAAGCAGGTTATAATACACACTGAAGGTAACGGTAAAAACCGTAAAGGTCAGCCGCGTATTATTTCACAAACTAAACATGTACCTAACAATGGGTAGAATGAGCGACTTACACATTGACATGATGAATGCAGGTTGGGAAGGTGAGCCCAATGAGTATCTTAAAATGAGAGCTAGACAACTAGAGCTTCAAGAGAGAGAAGAGTTATGTCCAAATTGTTTTACAGATAATTTAATATCTGAAGAAAACAATGAGGTAGTATGTGTTGAGTGTGGTTATGACTTTGTACGTGTTAATAAAGCATTAAGATTTAAATGAAAGATCAAATCTTTATAAAGGCCTTAGTAAAAGATGGGAAGCTTGACTTCCCTCTTAAGGCTAATAAAACAAGACTAGATAACTTTTTATCCAATTTACCGGATGGAGCTAGACTTGAGGTATTTATTGGTGCTACTACCAAGAAAGGTAGTAATGCTCAGTTAGCAAGACTTCATGCAATGATTAGAGAACTTGCTAATGATATAGGTTATACATTTGAAGAGATAAAACTTCAGGTAAAACGTAAAGCTGGCCTTTGTTTTACCAAGAATAATGTAGAGTATTGTAAATCATTTGCTGAATGTGATCACGCAGATTTAAACTTAGCAATACAAGCAGCTATAGAAATAGGAGATTTTAATGGAATACAATTAAGATAATTGTGATTCAATATCTTTATTAATTTTATCATTTATTTTACGCATTTCATCAGAGTCTCCTTCAAGGGAGGCTTTGAGTAGTGCGCTTATATCATCTTGAGCAACTGTAGCATTAACTTCTACGTTAGCCCCTTGAGCATATGCGGCTGCTTTAAACAATTCAATTAGTGAGTACAATGTATAGAAGTGAAGTTCTGGTTGTGTAAATGGATTATTCTTAAGAGTACCTTCTGGATCTTCTATATACTTTTCAAACTTCTCTATCATTGGTTTAATGTTACCGGGATTTTCCATCTTAGTCACATAGTCCATGAACACGGATTCAATTCCTGCTATATATGATGCGCTTAACTTTACGGTTAACTCTTTAGTAGGGTCATAGCTATTCTGTAACTTTACTCTCTCTGACATAATTAAAATTTTAATAAAGATATGAATAAAATAGATATTAACATAACTGATATACAAGAAAAAATGCTTGTTAAACTAGTTGATACAGGCTGGGGTGATGTATTTTCACCAATGATAAAGTCAGAAGGCTTTCATAAATTAATATACAAACTTAAAACTGAAGCTGAAGATGGGCGTAGATTTACACCAAAGCTTAAGTATTTATTTAGAGCATTTGAAGAATGCCCATATGATAAACTAAAAGTAATATTTGTAGGTCAGGATCCTTATCCTCAAATAAATGTTGCGGATGGTATAGCATTTAGTTGTTCTAATAATGATAAGCCTCAACCATCTTTAAGATATATATTCAGTGAATTAGAAAGACAATACACACACTTTAGAACTAATGATTTATTATATGATCCATTAGATTTAAAGAGATGGAGTAACCAAGGAATTCTTATGCTTAATACAGCATTTACTGTACAGATTAATAAGATAGGTAGTCATTATGATTTATGGAAGCCATTCACACATCATATACTTCAATCTATAAACCGTGAGTTTAAAGATATACCTGTTGTATTACTTGGTAAGAAGGCTGAAGAATGGGAGCTACGCTTAGATAAGCAAAACATATATAAGGTTGCTCATCCTGCAAGTGCTGCATATAAAGGTGGTAAGTGGGACTCTAAGGACATCTTTAAAAAAATCAATGATTCACTAGAATTTAATGACAAAATTAATTGGTAACGGTATATAATTTTTGTATCTTTATTAACTATAAATCAACAACTTATGAGTAAAACATCTTTGGATGCATTTCATTCTGACGTGCATACCTTTAAGCAAGATATGCATGATAAGTATGGTATAAAAGCGTATGTAATATCAGACGCTAAAGACAAGACTGTAAACTTGGAGACCATTGAGGAATGTGTAATGAAAATAATGGAGAATGATCATCCTGAATTTATTCCATATTGGAGATCTAAAACATTAAAGACAAGACAGCCTGACTTTGTAACATACTGTACAATCTTTACATTCTTTGCAAGAAATGCCGGATATACATTTGACAGAATAGGTCAGTTTATAAACAGAAAACATTGCAGTATAATGCATCAGTATAACACGGCAAAGAACAGATTAATAATAGGAGATTATGCATTCATGGATACATATGTAAAGATCTCAAAAAGAATGACAGAGTATGTGGGAATTATTCCAAAAAATACAAAAGTATAGTATAACACCTAATCAATGCATGTTATTGTTTGGTTATCATGAAGGCATAACACCGTCTACATCTAATAAAGAAGATAAAGACAAGCTTTATGAATTAGGATATATAAGATATAAAAAGGTAACTCCAGAAGGGAGAAAAATTATTGTAACATTAGATAATTACTTCAAGGTACATAAGAAGCTAACAGATAAACAATTACTTGGAGCATCTGCTGCTGATAACATTGAAAAGTATAGAAGTATATTTCCAAAAGGTAAGTTACCATCAGGTGTACCATCTAGAAATAATGTTAAGGTACTGGGTGAAAACTTCAGATGGTTCTTTGCTGAGTATGATTATACATGGGATGAGGTCATAACTGCTACTACAATGTATGTAAATGAGTATCAAAAAAACAATTACCTTTATATGCAGAATAGTCAGTATTTCATATCAAAACAAGATAAACATAAAGTGAAAACCTCAAAGCTTGCTGACTATTGTGATATGATTCGTGATGGTATAAGCACTGAGGATGATCACTTCCAAGAGAAAGTAGTATGATACATGAAGAGTATAATGAGGACAAAGTTGATCAGGATCTAATCATTGAGTATGCTGAAAAACTAATCATAGAAATGAAAGGTAATGACCCTAAGTTAATTGGTTCAGCAGTTATGGATACAAAACAGTCTATACATGCCGCATCTGTAACAGCAAGAAGATTAGCACAAGAAACAGCAAAGAAGTTTTATTATGAAGTAACACAATATTTAATGAATTTAAATGAGTAAACCAACACCTGGATGGGGCGGTCAGTTTTCTGCCTTCAAAGAAGCACTAAAGTATATGAGTGCAAGACAATCCGGTGAGGAGAAGTCTATATATACACCGTGGCCTAAGTTTAATGATGCTACTACTGATGGATTAGAGTGGAATACTTTAACTGTAATGGGTGGTAGACCGGGCTCAGGTAAGACCTTAATTAAGGATCAAATCATAAGAGAATCTTTTGAATTAAATCCTAATGACAATCATAGAGTATTAGAGTTTCAGTATGAAATGGTTGGCAGAACATCTGCAATGCGTGAGTTTAGTTCTATCACTGGTAAGACTTACAAAGAGTTATGTTCTGCAGGTAGTACAATAGCAACTAATATAATTAATGATTGCTATGAGTATGCTAAAGAAAGAGTTAAGTATCCTGTTGATATAATATCAACACCAATGACTGTTAATCAAATGCGTGAGCAGATTGATATGTATATGGATCACCATAAAGGTCAGAAGACTATCATAACTCTTGATCATACAATGCTTGTAAAAAGAGCACCCTATCAAAACAGTTCATTGGATATGTTATTTGAGTTGGGTGAGTTCTTTACACAATGTAAGAGAGATTATCCTTGTATGTTTATTGCGCTGTCTCAGCTTAATAGAAACATAGATAACCCGGATAGAGCTATAGATGGTAAGTATGGTAACTATATTCTTGAGTCAGATATATTTGGTTCAGATGCAATGTTACAACATGCAGATACATTACTTGGAATTAATAGACCTGCTAAACAGAAGATTAGATTTTATGGTCCAGATAGATATGTAATACAAGATGATAGAACATTGGTATTACATTTCCTTAAAGCAAGAAATGGTGATGCAAGGATGAGTTTCTTTAAAGCTGAGTTTGAAAGAATGCAGATTGCAGAAATGCCTACACCACCGCAACAAGAAAGAAGATAAATTAATATGACACCAACAGAAAGAAAAGCAAAGATTGCAAAGTTAAGAGAGCAGCATGAAGATTATTTCCAAACAATTGGAGATGTAAATGCAGTGTATATACCTAAGATGGCTTATAGGCCAAGTGGAAAGGATGAACTATATATTAGTTTCTTTCCAAGTGAGTTACAGAAGAATGGTGATATCTATACAGAGTTTGTCAGTATAGAATATGATTCTGAGGACCCACTAAGAACTTTATATTTTCATAAAAATAATCCTCATTGGAAGGAAGAATATGAGTTAGTTACAAGCAACTCAGGTTTTGAAAGACATCTTATACCTGTAAGTGAGTTAACAATAGTCAAAGATCTTAATACAAAATCATCAAAAGAAACGGAGAAGGAGAATCCTTTCTTTCTTCCTGATCCTGATGATACAAATGATATAACTAAAGTGCTGCAGAGAATAGCAACAGCATTAGAATCAATAGCAAAATCAATAAATAAATAAGTATGGCACAAAGTGTTTTAGTAATCGCGGACTCAGGCTCCGGTAAATCAACGTCTGGTAGAAACTTAGATCCAAAGACAACTTTTTGGATTAATATAGCAAACAAACCTTTACCTTTTAAAGGTTGGAAAAAGAATTATACATTGATAAGCAAAGATAATCCTAAAGGTAATATGACTAATGCGTCATCAGCTGTAGGGATTATGAAGGCTATACAACATGTCAATGATAAGATGCCACACATCACTAATCTAGTTATTGATGATTGGCAATATATGTCTGCATTTGAATACTTTGATAAGGCAAATGAGAAAGGCTATGATAAATTCACCTCAATCGCTTCTAACCTAGCTCAGGTTGCAAAAATGCCCAAGGATTTGAGAGATGATTTGTATTGTTTCTTTCTTACTCATTCAGAGACTACAACAGACATAAATGGTCGCAATAAAGTTAAGGCAAAAACTGTTGGTAAAATGATAGATAATGCATTAACTTTAGAGGGGCTTTTCTCAATCGTTCTCTTTGGTAAAGTTGTAAGAGAAGAGGATGGTACAATGCAGTATGGTTTTGAAACACAAACTAATGGTGAGACTACAGCCAAGTCTCCTATGGATATGTTTACAGAAACCTTTATAGAAAATGATCTACAGTTTGTCAAAGACTGTATTATCGAGTATGAACAATAATTAATTGAAAAGTATGTTAAGTACAAAAGACATGAGTGCCGGTAGCGGCAAAGCAAGACCTGTGATTAGCCCAGGCAATCAAGTGATTAAGATTAACAAGATCACATTTGACCAAACTCCTTATGATAAGGATGCATACAACATTGTATTGCATGTAGAATCTGAGCCTGTTAAGGGTGAGTTTGATGGATTCTTAATTGATCCTAATGATAAAGATGGTCCAAGATATAAGGGTCAAGTTGGCCGTGTAAGAATGAGCCCATACCCATATAAAGATGCTACTTTACCAAGTGGTAGAGAAGTTAAACTTGAGAGTGAAGTAATGAAGTCTATGATTTACTTAGCTGAAGTCTTAGGTAAGCGTGATGATCTTGATATGATTGAGGCTGATACAATTGCTGAGTTTATGAATTCAGTTAATCAAGTATTGTCTGGTGATACATTCATCAATGCATGTGTTGGTTCAAGAGAGTGGGAGAATAAGGAAGGTTATGTAAACAATGATCTTTACTTACCACGTATGTCAAAGGATGGTATTCCTTTGGAGGCAATTGGCAAAGAAGACTCAAGGCTGTATAAGTTTTCTAAAGCTGACCATGTAAGAGAAGTGCAAAAGAAATCTTCTCCAACAACACAAAGTTTTGAGCCTGCATCAAATGCGGGATCAGACTTTGATCTGTAAGATGTAAGGATGTAAGGCAGGGTGGTACAAAGCTTACCCTGCCTCATCTTTTTTATAAACTAACCATATGCTCAATACAAAAAATCTAGTTACAAGTGAGAAGGATATACCTAGTTACTGGGTATTCAGATACTATCTGAAACTTAATGAAGAACTTACAGGACAAGATATTAAAATAAAGTCCGTATGGAATCCTTCAGAAAGAACTCCAAGCTTTTGTCTCTATGTAGATAAGTCCAAGATGTGCTATATGTATAAAGATTTTTCTACAGGAAAAGGTGGTGATAAGGTAACATTGGTATGTGATATATTTAATATATCATACGGAGCTGCTGTAGAGAAGATTATAAATGACTACAATACTTATACAAAAGTAAATGGATCTGCAAAGGTCTCGTTTAAGGTTGAAAGTAAATGGCAAATAGGATTTATATCTAATCGTGAGTGGAATCAAGATGATGCAAGTTATTGGTTACAGTATAATATAGGTAGCAGTATACTTAATGAGTATAATGTAAGACCCATTGAGTTTTATAATATGACTAAAGGCAATGAGTCCATCAAGATAGAAGCCAAGTATATATATGGATATTATGCAAAAAGTGGCGATGTGTATAAGATATACCAACCCTATAAAAAGAAGCATAAGTTCCATAAGGTAGACTCATACACCCAAGGTCTTGACCAATTAAAATATGATCAACCTTATTTAGTTGTATGCTCATCATTAAAAGATGCAATGTGCCTAAAGTCATTTGGATATAATCTAGAAGTAATAGCTCCAGACAGTGAGAATACATTAATAAAACCACACATAATTGAAAACTTAAAAGTTAAGTACAAAAAAATAATAACCCTCTTTGATAATGATGAGGCGGGAGAGAAGGCAATAGAAAAGTATAAATCAGTATATGGTTTAGATGGCTTATGTTTAGACAAAGACAAAGACATATCAGACTCTGTTAAGAATCATGGTGTTCACTATGTCCATTCTAT